ACTATATCTCCCAACGCCACGACTAGCCTAGCTCAGGCGCTGGAGAGTGCGGCGACCAGTCTGGCGAACAGCCTAGGCGCGGCAGGTTCCGGCCTTAACACCGGCGGCGGCGGAAACTAAGGAGTAAGTGCGTTGAGCATCAGTCCCTCTCCAGTCGGGTTCTCCCCGCGATACGACATGCAGTCGCTGATGCCCGCGATAGACGTGACGTCGGGTACCGACCAGCTCGTGCGTCCCGGAAAGCGCACCCTCATGATCGACGCGCTCGACCAGAAGCTGGTAGACGCGCTGGAGAGCATCAGCTCCTTCAACGAAGTCGTGTGGGCAGGCGTCAAGCTCACCACGCTCTGCTTTCAGGCGCACGGCACGCCCAACACGAAGTTCTTGGTACTGGCCTTCAACGGCCTGGGGTCCGAGACTGAGCTGCGTCCGGGCATGGTGCTTCGCATACCTACGAAGCCTGGCCTCGACGAGGTAATGAAGCGGGCCTACGCCGTCAAGACTAACGGCATCGGCTCCACGGTAATGATCTGAGGAGCACTCGATGCTAGAAACTGTAGTACACGCCCTCTTCATAATCCTCGCCACCTTGGGTGTCGTCGCGGGCATCGTGGTGGTCGCTGCGGCGGCGGTGTTAATCTATATCGCTATGTCGTGGATGGACTCGGGTTCTCACTGATGGCGTTCAAGACTAAAGACCTAGCAGAATTTAGCACGATAGGCGTGTATGTAATAAAGTCGCCTGCTTCTTGGAACTGTTACGTGGGATCTTCTAAATCTTGTCAGTCCCGGATAGCTAGGCACTTCTATATGCTCAGAAGCGGTACCCACCCTAACCACATACTTACTAGGGCGTATCGTAAATACGGTGAATCACTAGAAGCATACGTGGTGGAAGAGCTGAGCTTACGCAAGTGGCGTAGAGATCCTTCGATGCTGACAGATATAGAAGACGAATGGATAGAACTTTTACCCAGTGTCTACAATATTTCTAAGTCGGCCCATTCGCCGTCTGCGGACCATCGTATTCGCGCAAAGATAAGCAGAGCACTCGCTGGAAGAAAGATGTCAAAGGCTAGGCTCAAGGTCCATATCGAGGCAATGAGAAGGCCCGACGTTAACGATAAGCGCCGCAAGAAGATGAAGAATCGGCCGCTATCGGACCGTGCGAAGAAGCAGCATAGGGCTATGGTTGACAGTGATTGGTGGAGGAAAAGAGTTAGCGCGGGACGTAGAAAGAATATGAAAGAAGTATCTAGCGAAACGTGTGCTAAGATATCGGCATCTCTGACGGGTCGCCGCCTGTCAGACTCTCACCGGGAAAACATCAGTGTGGGACATACAGGGCTGGTCAAGTTGACCAACGCGCAAGTTCGCCTAATAAGGCGACAGCACGACCCTCGTTGCGCTACGCAGAGCTACCGCAATCTAGGCGACAAATTCGGAGTGTCGTGGTTGACAGTTTTTAAGGTCGTTAAGAATGTTGGAGCTTACGCATCATGAGCTTCCGAACCAAAGACCTTGCAGAGTTCGGCCTCAAGGTAAACGGCGTCGACATGATGATCGGTGCCGACATGCTCAAGGACGTGTCGGTGATACAGAACGTGCACTCGCCCGTTCCGACCGTTACCATGACCTTCCTAGACAACAAGCGCGCGGCTCAGAGCGCGGGAGTGTTCGTAGACGGCGCCAAGCTGGAGGTCACGATAGGCGACGGTAAGAAAGACCCGTCCGTCTACAAGATGCGCCAGTGGTCGCTCGAAGACGCTGCGGCCAACACGGCAGGCGACGTCTGCACCATATCGGGCACCGCCGATCTGATACCCTGGTTCCGCAAGGTGGTCGACAAGGCGTACAAGGGAACGTCTACCGAAGTCGCTCAGAAGCTGGCGAAGGACAACGGCGTCGAGAAGGTAGACGCCGAGTCGTCGAACGACAAGATGGTGCACCTGCCCGACGGGTCTACGGTGAGCCAGTTCCTGCGGCGCATCATAGACCACTCCTGGGTGGCCGAGGGAGCTTCTCTGTTCGCCGCCATGACGTACAGCGGCAACGACGTCATGCTCCGCATAAAGGACATCATGAAGCAGAGCGACGGCGCGAGCAAGAGGCTGGTGTCGGCGGGGCTGGCGAAGCCCGACGATCTCACGGTCTGGGACTACCGCATCAGCTCGCACACGGGTTTCCTCAACGCGCTCACCAACTACGGACACAAGGCAGTTCAAGAGAAGCTGGGGTCGAGCGCCCCCGACATCTTCACGTCGATGGCGATCAACAAGCTGGCGTCGTCGCTGGGTATCAACGCCGACGTAGCGAAGGCCGTCAACCTGGTTCGCACGCTGTACCACCCGCCAGACGTCGGCAACACCCACAAGGACTGGGTTAAGGCGGCGCACCACAACGTCAAGAGCCGCGCGGCATTCTCCGCGGTAGTGTCGGTCATGACCGACGTACTCACCGAGTACAAGCTGCTCGACACGGCCGAAGCTGAGCTGGCACGATCCAACGGCGAACCCGACGCCGCCTTCTCGGGAAAGTACAAGGTCACCGCGATAGCTCGGCACATATCTAAGGGGTCGTACCGCGAGAAGCTGATCCTGACGGGTCAGGGAACCAACGCCGACCTCTTTAAGCAGGGGACGTAGCATGAGACGAGTTCGAGTAGACGTAGCGGCTCTGCTGCGCGGAGTTCCCGCCGCAGACCTTCCCTGGATCACGGTAGTGAGGAAGTAGGAGCATGTTCACCAACCTGTTCCGCGACATGGACAACCACAAGGGTATCGGCAAGCGTCGGTTCCAGGGTTGGGTCGTGAACAACGACGACTCGAAGGACGAGGACAAGAACAAGCGCCAGCTGCAGCGCATCAAGGTTCGCATTCACGACCTCCACGACAACGTCAAGGACGAAGACTTGCCGTGGTTGCTACCCGGCAACCTCCCCTCGTATTCGGGCGGAGCCAACGTGGGCGACCACGGTCCCGTTCCTCCCAACGGGTCTAAGGTATGGGTCGAGTTCGAGGGCGACACGCAGTATCACGGCGTGTACACCGGCGCCGTGCAGGCAAAGACGAACAAGATATCCGACTTCACCGGCAAGGGCAAGTACGCCAAGAGCTACCCGGCCGCTGCTGGCGGTGTAGACCAGTCGGGCTCCCTCACCGCGAAGGACCACGTCAAGGACACGTCCGAAGAGACGCACGTCGCGGGTACCACTACGCAGACGGACGGCAAGGGCAACGTGATGAGCGTCGTCAACGGTGACGCCGAGCGCAAGGACAACCCGAAGGCAGAGAAGCAGTTCCCCAAGGGGTTCAGCACGGTGATCTTCGGCAACCTGAACATACACGTTCAGGGCGACATAAACGCTAGCTGCTCGGGCAAGGCCAACGTGACGGCCGGCGCAGACGCCAACGTTTCTGCCAAGCAGAAGGTGAACGTGATCGCGGGCGCCGACGTTACCGTCAACTCGAAGGGCAAGACCGACGTCGTCGCCCAGGGCGAGGTGCACGTGTCGTCGCAGGACACGGTCAACGTGAGCGCCAAGAAGAAGATCGCCCTAGACGCGCCCTCCATCACGAGCAGCGTCGTGATCGTCGTCTCCGCTGGAAAGAAGCCGGGAACTCCGGGTGAGCCCGGCAAGGTAATCAAGGCCGACCCGCCGAAACCGCGCACGCGCCCCGACCTGCAGGCCAAGGACACGCAGAAGACGAACCAGACGCAAGACGGTAAGATGACCGACGCTCAGCGCGAGGAAGCCGAGCGCGACCCGACCACCACGAAGGCCGCGCTGGCGGCGATAGACGATGTAGCCAAGAACGACTTGATGGCGCAGGCTCAGGCCGAGCTGATGAACGACCCCGGAAAAGACTCGGTGACTAAGAAGGTTAAGCTAGCCGGCGCAGACACCGACTACGAGTACACGGTCAGGAGAGCTTGATGATAGTTTCCCCCGAACTCGCGGCATCCATATATCGGCTGTCAGACATCTCCGTAGCGTACGGAATATCGTCGCAGCAGCCGCTGTCGTTCGACGAGGAGGTCGTCGCGGGTGAGGTATACAACGTGCTGTCCACCCGCATAGGCGACGAGCCGTGGGACGCGCTGTACGGATCGAACATCCCGCTGTACGCCTTCGCCCTCTTCACGCCCGCCGTCGAGCAGAAGGCCCTCACCGACGTGTTCCGTGCGCTGAAGACCAACGTACCTCAAGTTACGATGTCTATGGCAGACTCGCAGCTTCTCGTGTCCCCCGACTCTCGCGTGCTAGGCATCTCCGTCGGCATCAAGTTTCAGGACAAGCTATTCACGGTCAACCTCGACCTCACGGGAGCATACTCCGGATGACGAACCTACCGCCGCCCCTCCTCTCCCCCGTAGAGGTAGACTTCTACTCGATACAGGAGGCACTCGCCGCCGACCTGGTGTCCCTCGACTCTTGGCGCAACTTCGCCAAGGCGGGAACGGGGCAGACGCTGATTCGGTGGCTCGCCACGATAGCCTCCGACGGCAAGGGCGCCAACGCCCGAACGCTGCAGGAGCTGTTCACAGACACTGCACGATCGCCCTCTGCGATCTTCCGCATCATGCGAATGCTCGGGGCGCATATCATACGTGCGCGCTCAGGCACGGCCAACGCGTCGCTGCAGCGCACCGATGCCTCGGCATCCAGCCTAGTCATACCCGCGTACACGCAGTGGAACGTGGGCGGCCAAGACTTCTTCAACCGCACGGTAATCGTTCTGCCGGGAACGGGCGCCGCCGTCGATACTGTGCTGTACCGCGGCAAGCTCACCTACGAATCTTACACCAGCCTGGGCGCAGGGTTCCAGAAGTTCTCGGTGGGATCGGCTTCTCTGTGGAACGTGTGCGACGACGACATCTTCGTCACCGACTCCCTCGGCGCCGTGTGGCGACCGATACGCACGGGCCTTTGGCGAGAGCCGGGCACGGCCAAGACGTTCTACGAGAACACGCTGCCTGACGGCCGCGTAGAGATAAAGTTCGGCGACGGAACCTACGGCGGAATCCTTCCGGCGGGCGGGTTCACCGTGACGTACCCCGTCCTCGATACTGCCAGCAACACCCAGGCCTCTCCTGAAGCAGGCTCTCAGGCGCTGCCCACGGGTCTACCTGTCGTCGGTACCCTGACGAGTTCTGCGTCTGCCAATCTCGACCCTCCGCCGCCTGCCTTCTACAAGTTCATGGGCCCAGGCGCGGTAGCGAACTTCGAGCGCGCCGTCACGCGCGACGATCACCGCGCCATAGCGCTGCGCTATCCCGGCGTCGTGGACGCGACGTTCTTGGGGCAGGCGGAGGTTAACCCCTCCGACATTCGGCAAATGAACATCATCCACGCCGTTCTCCTGACCAGCACGCCGTGGACTTCGACCGACTGGTTCAGGTTCAAGACGTTCATGGAGCGCGACCGCACCATCGCGTCTACTACGATCGTGCGACGCGACGCGAAGCCCGTAGACATAACGATCCCCATCAAGATCGAGGCGTTCCCCACGGCCGACTTGCCTTCGCTGGAGGACATCGTCAAGAGTACCGTGCGCGACTTCTTCGCTCAGAAGGCCGGGTCTCTCGGCGCCAGCTACTACCCCTCCGACCTCATCGTAGCGATCAAAGAGCAGTCTACGTACCAGCAGGCACCTAACGAGTCGGGCGACCTCATCGACACGATATCTGTCCCGATGGACCCGGTGCTGCTGCCGCCGACGGCGTACTTCAACCTAGTCGACGTGACTGTGGCCGTGTCGTACAGCCTGCGAACTGCGTCAGCAGCGTCGCTCTCGCAGACGCTAGGAGTCTGAAGTGATAGACTATGTAGACCCCGACAACCCGTTTGCGTCTCCGTCGCCTACGCGAGACTTCTACCCTGACGTGCTGCTAGAGGGACTAGCGCCGCACGACGACTTCGTGATGAAGACGAAGCCGGGCGTTCCTCCGGGGTTCGACCTTACCGCTCTCATGTCCGAGTCGATGCGAGCGCGCCCCGTGTGGAACGACATGGCACGCGTAGCGAGCCGCGTACTCTACGACTACGTGGAGAAGACGCGCATAGCGATGCAGCTGGGGCGTGACCCCGAGTCGCTGTCTCGCGTCCTCAAGATCGTCGCGCTCAAGATGCTCGGCATCGACTGGCGTTCAGACAAGCTGACAGACGCAGACTACGACCGAGTTCTCGAAGCGGTAACTCTCTACCAGCAGAACCACGGACCCCAAGACTTCGTGGCGTTCATGGGCTACGCGCTGGGCGTCCCCCTGGAGATGATGAAGCTGTGGACGAAAGACTACGCGCACCTCACGCTGGGTCCCAGCTGGGGCGAGGGCGTCGTCTACGGAAAGCCCGGCGGGTCTGGTATGGACAAGGAGGGTCCGTGGTACCCGACGTCTCACGTTGCGATCCTGTACGAGGAGTTCGCTGCGAACGCCGACAAGGTAGACATACCCGCGCTTACCGACCTGTTCTACCGCATGGCACCTATCCACCTGGTGCTAGAGTTCATCGCGTCGCAGGTGACGCTGCGCCTGACGCTGTTCGTCTCGACCAAGTTCTTCGAGGGTAGCGAGGACACTATAATCGCTCGCTCCGACCCGCGTATTCCCCTGTACTTGACGGAGGCGCACTACGAGCGAAGCGTCGACACTATCCTCACAGAACCGCCGCACCCCAATCGCGAGGTGCCCCTGCCCGTCGTCGTGGCCGGGCAGGACGTAGGTACAGATCGCGTGGCTACGCGCAAGCCCGGCGTATTCTGGTCGACAGGCGAAGACCTCGCGACTAGCGGCGTGCTGCTGTCTACCTCAGGTGTCGAGGCGCCGTCGAAGACGGGCTCCGGCGCCGTGATGAAGGGAGTAGACTCTCCCGCGTTCACCGACTTTGCAGGCAACTCGGGGCTGCTCGTGAACGCCGCCCGCCGCAGCTCCATCGTTAACGGAGGGAACCCCGGGCTTGCCGGGTGGAGTCGCGGAGCGAACTTCGTGCCTGGGACCACCAGCCTGGTGGCGGGACTAGTCTGCGTAGACGTTACAGTTACCAACCAGGCTCCCGTAGAGACTGTAGGTCTAGAGTCGGGTAGCCACGCTCTGCGCTGGACTCTGCGCCGCGTTTCCGGGGCGGCGTGCTGCGCCGTCGTTCGCGGCTCCAGCACGTTCGTGTTCAACCTGGCGACGGGCGCGGTGGTGCAGGGCAACGCGTCGTGCGCCGTCGAGGACCTGGGCGGCGGGTGGTACTCTCTCCGCGCACTAACCGCAGGAGACCAGATCAAGTTCTACCCGGCGTGGGGAGCAGATGCCGCGGGCTCTGGCAGCGCGGCAGGATCGTACCTGTGGTACTCTGCGCAAGCCGAGAAGGACCAGCTGTACCCCACCGTCTCGTTCAAGTCTGGTGCCGTACGCCCCAGCCTGCTTCAGCCCAACGCGATCACGCTGGGCAACCCGCAGCAGTTTGCCTACGACTACGGCTTCCTTCTGATAGACGCCGTTCCCTGGTACCCTGAGTGGCAGGCGGCTAAGCAGTCGCTGCTAAGCGGGGTGGCCAACCTCGGAGACACGCTGTCCCTCAACGTTGACACCGACGGGCGCATACTCTACGCGGCGAAGGTGGGAGCTACGACGTACACGGCGAAGACTGCGGCCGCCGTATCCGCGGGCTCACCCGCTAAGGTGGCACTGTCGTGGAACAGGCATACAGACACGATACGGCTATACTTCGCGGGAGCGTATGCAGACGTCGCGTCTCGGCTCCCGTCCAATTTGTACCAGGCAGCGGCGATGCACCCCCTAGGGATGCCCGCAACGTCTACCTGGGTTGTGAGGAAGCTGTGCCTAACGGGGACTTCAGACCCCGCGGTAGTATCCCACGCACTCCTCTCGGCGCTAACTAGCTAGGAATCCGCATGACTGCCCAGGTAGCAACACTCACGAAGCTCGGCACTTCGCTGATCATGCAAGCGATAGTGAACGCGACGCCCTTCTCGATAACGTCTGTCCGTGTCATTTCCAGCGTGCTCTCGTGCACGGGAGACGAGACTGCGGCAGACTTCGCCTCGCCCGTCTATACGCGCTCGAACCCCAGCTGCGCTCCGATGAACAGTAACGTGCTTCGCTGCATGCTCGACATGGACGCGTCGGTAGGCACGTTCGACATTGGCACGGTCGGCCTGTTCTCGGGGTCGAACCTCATCGCTCTGGCGGCGTTTCCCGGCGCTGGCCAGAAGATCGCCAGCAACCTCCCAACTTCGCTCGGCAACCTGCGAACGCTGCTCGTAGACGTTCAGTTCGCGCTAGTCGCTACGGCCATCGCGTCTGCTGGCCTGTACCCGCAGCCGGCCATACAGAACTTCCCCAGCCCTGGAGCCACGCAGGCCGTCGATCTCACGATGGGCGACGTCAAGCTCACCGTCGGCGCTAACCTTACGATAAACGCCTCGGCGGTAGGCACGCGTCGCGTCTCGATGATCTTCGTGAAGAGTGGAACTTCGGTGGTGGTCACGTTCGGCACCAATATCAAGTCGCAGGGCACCCTGACGCTGTCGGGTGCCGCAGGTACGGCCTACGTCGTAGAGTTCGCCTGCGACGGAGTCAATGCATACGAAGTAGCGCGCTCGCCCGCGGGCATGTAAATCAGGAGAAGTAGAACATGAGCTATGAAACTTCGGGCGTAGTGCTCAAGGCGGGTATCTCCGCCGCAATTCAGGCCGGCTCGACTGGCCCGCTGATGGACGTGGCGGGGTTCCGTATCGGCAGCTCCTCCGCTGCGGAGGGAGCGGTTGCTCTAGAGACGGATACCGACGTCGACAACTTCGTCTACGCCGGCGACACGTCGATGCTCACGTACAACCAGATCGACGAGGACACGCTAGTCTGGATCATCGCGCTGCCGCGATCGGTCGGCGACTTTCAGGTCGGCAACATCTGCATCACGCTGGCGGGCGGCGCCAACCTCTGCAAGGCGGTCCTTCCTGGACAGTCTCCCAAGTATCGCGACAACCCGCCGCAGGTCGTTGGCAACTACAAGGTGTACAACATCGTCATGCACCTGGCGAACGCCGCCGGTGCCATCAACCTGTCCGTCCTCGAGGCGAACAACGCCTCGCTTCCCGAGGTGCCGACCGAACTCGACCTCCCCGCGCCGAACAGCACGCCGTACAACGCGTATCTGGTCCGTAACCACACGCACATCGGTCAGCCCTGTATCGCCGTTCGCGTCGCCAACGCGTGGACGTTCTCGGCCCACTACGACGCGCCCAACGCAGGTCGCGGTATCGTAGCCGTCTCTCCTACGATGTTCATGTCGGCAGACGCGTACGGCTCCAAGGCCGCGCTCGCACAGGGCGCCGTCGGTTGGAACAAGACGCCGAAGCAGTTCACGGCAGCCGACGGAGCTTCGCTCACTGAGGTACCCGTGGGCGTCCGCATATCGTCCTACCAGGTCGTCACGCTCGGCATGATATCCGGCGCGTCTGCCGGCGTCAGCGGAACTCTGACTCCGGGCACACCTTACTACGCAGGCACTGGAGCGAGCACGGGCAAGCTCGTAACGGCCGTCAACGGTCCGGTGCTGGCTGTGGCCGTGAGCGCCACAGACCTGTACGTCGATACCACTTCGCTGTGGCGCAACTCCATCGCCAGCACCATAATCACCACGAACTTCATCGAGGCCAACTCGCTGTTCATCGACGTGACGGGCGACGTACTCGACGTAGACCTCAAGCCGGGTTCCGTCGTGTACGCGCGGATGGTAGGTCTGAATCGCACGTGGTCTCGTTCCGACCCGCTCGACGACGCGAACCCCATCAAGCTCGCGGTGGGCGTGCTGAACAACGACAAGACGCGCGCCATCCTCGCGGGCCTCGTCAAGATCACGGCATCCAGCAACGACCTGCCCGGAGCGCTGACCGTGGGTCAGGTACTGGCGTGCGATGGTGGCGCCGATCGCGGAAAGCTGAAGACGCAGGACCACACCGACTCGTACATCATAGGTACGGCTGTGGCGGCGGACACGATCAACGTTCGCTTTAATCCGATCGCCAATGTCGCGCAGCACCTTCTCGGTGCGCGACACGATATCGTGACTACGCCCTACGGCGTTAAGCAGATGATCGACGCCGCCGTAGCCGGCATTCACATCCCCGGCGTGGTCTACCCCATGGCGTACGACTCTGTCAACAACCGCTACTATATCTATAATGCGGATCAGGTGAACCTCGGCGTAGGACGAGCCGCTACCGACCTCGAAGTGACGAATATGGCGGTTGCCCTAGGTAGCAACACGCCATACCCTTGGATTACTCCGCAGCAGATACCTATAATCCTAGGCCTGATCCCTCCTCCCGATCCCTGGGGAACAGGAATAGGAGCTATAGTAACGGCCGGTCTGCTGCTGTATTCATCTACCGGCGATAACGTAGTCGGTAAGACGGTACCAGCCTCGGGTCTGACTAGCGGTACCAGCGTATTCAGCGGCGTGGTATATAATATGGTGATCGGCCCCTGTTCTCCTCCAGGATCACTGCTAATCGTGGGTGGAGGCGGTCCCAGTGCTCAGTCTGCATGGAGCGACGTTCGCCGTTCGTCTTTTGCGGGGGTATGGACGGTAGTTAACCAAATCGCACACTATACTGACGGAGGTTCTGGTAACTTGACAGAGACCATAGTTCTCAAGCGTACCGCGTGATACAGAAGGAGAAAAGATATGCAGATAACTCTAGTAGACGATCCTAAAGCCGCATTCTCTCGGGAAGATATGCGATGCATAGACTGTGATGTTTTGATCGACGGCCAATCCCACAGGTACACCGCCCGAGCCGACGACGTGGAGCCTCAAGGTAGAGCATTGTATGCAACGTTGATGCTCACGCCCGACAAGATCACGCCCTACGCTCCGCCGAAGGTGGCGGAGCCTGCCGACACCGAAAAGTAGGAGACCCTGATGTCCTTTCTCGATGTACTCAGGTCGATATTCTCTAGCGCCCCGGCTCTGACCAAGCAGGCGGAAGCGAAGGCTGCAGAGACGCCTTCTCCGTCGGTGGTGGTCGTGCCCGCGCCCAAGCCCTCCGCTGTTCCGGCCCCCGTCGTCAAGACCCCCTCGCCGACGCAGTACGACCCGCTGACTCCCGCTCAGCGCAAGACGGCGCAGGCCATCATTCAGGTGTTCGAGACTGGTCGCTACAGTCCCGGGAGCTACGGCGCCGTCTCCAATGCCGCAGGAGATGCTGGCGGCCTGTCCTACGGTTCGCACCAAGTCAGCCTCACCTCGGGCAACCTGTACCTGCTCCTGCGCAACTACTACGACGCGGGAGGTTCCCAGGCGGCGAAGCTGAGGCCCTACCTTACGCGCATCGCCAACAAGGAGCGCGCGGTCGGCGCGTCTGCTCAGCTGCAGGCTATACTGCGCGATGCCGGCGCCGACCCGATCATGAAGCGCTGCCAAGACGAGTACTTCGACGCGAACTTCTGGCGGCCGTCGGCGCGAGACGCTCAGGCTCGAAAGTTCGTCACGCCGCTGGCCTACGCCCTGTCGTTCGACGGGCATATCCAGGGCGGGTGGGGCAAGATCGCGCCGCGTGTCTCGACCAAGCTGGCCGAGAAGGACTGGTGTCGAGAATACGTCAGGCAGCGCCGCGCCTGGCTGCTAGCTGGCCATGGTATAGTGCCGAAGACGGTGTACCGCATGGACACGTTCTCGGATCTGATCAAGAAGGGCAACTGGAACCTCGATCTCCCCCTCGCGGCCCACGGCGTTACGATCACGGCGAAGATGCTGGAGGCGTAGATGCAGTCTCTGGTATTCAACTCGGTACCTACCTGCGCGGACCACCCTGTACGCCTCGTCGTATGGCGCGGTCCGCAAGAAGACTACGCGGTCGGCCAGTCTGACGCCGACCGCCCCGCAGGTTACCGCCCCGTAGACTTGACGGGGTGCGCTCTCGCACTCTACGTCTACAAGGGCACGACTCTGGTGGCAACGCTGAGGAGCGACGGGACGTCTCCCCAGGTGGCGATCATGCCCGGCACGCAGGGGAAGATAGTCGTTACGTTCAAGGCGGTGAACTTCACCACCGCCGCGACGGGTACTTACGACCACGCGATGAAGTGCGTCTTCCCTGGCGGCAGATCAGATACTCTGTGGATAGGTCCCCTGAACTTGATAGCCGTGCCCACGGTCTGAGAGCTACATGAGCGATACTAGAACCCAGTCGGTAGAAGACTACCTAGCGTCTATAGGTGTCGATAACTCCAACTCGACAGTTGGAAAAGTTGTCGAACTGGTCGTATCCGACCCTCTGCCATCGACGTCTGCTGAAGAAGACGCGGTAGCATCCACATCTCTGCCCGAAAATTTCACCAAGCCCGAGGCGTCGCCTCAGAAGATCGACGACTACCTTAATATAGAATACGGTCTTAGTGATAGCGTCGGTTCTTCTAATACGTCTCTACAAGACGCAATAAACGCACTCGATTCTACGCAGCAACAGCAGCAGCAGCAGCTAAACACGCTCGAAACAGAGACGCAGGCGCAGATCCAGTCGATCAACAATGGCTTGAACGACGAGATCGCCGCGCGCGAGCAGGCGATCTTGCTTGAGCAGCAGGCGCGCGACGACCTTTCAACGTCGGTCACGCAATCGCTGGCGCAGGCGAGCGCCGACATTGCCGCTGCGCACGCCGCCGCAGATCAGGCCGCGCAAGACGCCGCCAATGCGCTGACGACCGCGCAAGCCGAAATCGCGCAGTCGAGCGCAGATGCGGCTGCCGCGCTCGCTACCGCGAAAACCGATCTACAGTCTGCGATCAACGCCACGGCGGGCGACTTGCAGACCGCGATCAACGCGGTGCAGGCGTCGTCGGACGGCGTCTTGGCGCAACTGAACACCGAGACGACGGCGCGGCAGAGCGCGGACGCTGCGGAGGTCACTGCCCGGCAGACGGCCATCGCTGGCGTTCAATCTGACATTGGCACGGTCGCGGCGGCGCTGACGACGGAAAGCCAGACGCGGGCGACTAACGACACGGCCGAGACGACCGCGAGGCAAGCTGCCATCGCAACCGTGCAGGGCAATGTCGATACGGTTTCGGCCGGCCTCGCTAATGAGATCACCTCCCGCGCCAATGCCGACACCGCAGAAACGAACGCGCGCCAGACGCAAGTTTCCCAAGTCCAGAACAACGTCGATACGGTCGCGGCTGGCCTTCTAAGCGAATCCTCGACGCGGGCGAGCGCCGATGCAGCGGAAACGTCGGCTCGCCAGTCGGACGTTTCGAGTCTGCAGGGTCAGATCAACACCACGACGGCGGCGATCACCGCAGAAGCGAATACGCGGGCAACGAACGACACCGCCGAGACGAACGCCAGAACGGCGGCCGTTTCGAGCCTGCAAGGCCAGATCAACTCGACCAACGCCGCGCTAACGACCGAGTCCTCGACGCGGGCGACCAACGACGCCGCTGAGACGTCGGCCCGACAGGCGGCGATTTCGTCGGTGCAGAATGACGTCGCCGCCGCCAATGCGGCGATCACCGCCGAGGCGAACACAAGGGCAAGCGCGGATAGCGCCGAAACCTCCGCGCGCCAGAGTGCGATTTCGAGCCTGCAAGGCGCGCTCAATACGACCAACGCGGCGCTGGCGGCGGAAGCCACGACGCGGGCGACGAACGATTCCGCCGAGACCTCGCAGCGGCAGGCGGCGGTCGCCAGTCTGCAAGGCGCGATCAGCGACGCGAACGCGGCGATTGTTTCCGAGGCGAATACCCGCGCGACGAATGACTCGGCCGAAACCACGGCCCGTCAGGCGGCGGTGTCGTCGTTGCAGGGGCAAATCAACACGACGACCGCCGCGCTCACCAGCGAGGCGAGCACGAGAGCAAGCGCTGACGCCGCCGAAACATCGGCCCGCACGAGCGCTGTTTCGAGCCTGCAAGGCCAGATCGACAGCGCCAATGCCGCAATCGCGGGCGAGCAATCGACCCGCGCATCGGCAATCTCGGCGGAAGCGACCGCGCGCCTGACGCTATCGACCACGCTTTCGGCGCAGGCCAACCAAAAGCGCACATTCAGGACGGCGACGGAGCCGACATTCGCGGAACTGTTCCCGCCGAATGTGCAGGCTTGCGCGGTCGCCAATCTGAAGCCGAGCGACGGGACAACGGGCATCGGCACTTGGACTAACACGGCGCGCACGCTCGCCGATTTCGGCCTCTGGTATGGTGGAACGTGGAACCTGTTAGGCGAGGCGTCAGTCGCCGTCAGACTTCAAGGCGCATGGACTGGCGCCTATGAGTGCTTCGACCTTAACGATCTCGGCCAATGCCGCGATATTGTTCCCGGTCAACGCTACGAGTTCTCGGTCTATACCGGCGCGCATCGTTGCCGCGTTTACGCACTCATTTTGTGGTGCGATGCGAGCGACAACTATATCATGTCGTCCGATAGCACGGGCTTTAACGGGCTTTATGGCTTGGGAGGCGTCAACGACAGCGAAAAAAATGGCGGCAACTCGCTATCCGATTGGAAGCGCCTTGGCGTCATAGCGCAGGCCCCGGCTGGCGCAACTGTCGCCCGTCTGGTTGTCCGCGCCGATAATCAGGGCGCGTCCGCCGTCGGCCAGTCCGATCCGTATGTATTCGCCTGCCGTCCCTATTTCGGCTTGGCGCGCAACGACCAGACCACGTTCACCGACTGGCAACCATTCCAGCCGGCGACATGGATCAAGACGTCCGAAAACAACAAGCCTTATGCGTGGTCGGGCATTTGGGGCGCGCATTGGGTCGCCGCCGCCGATACGCGGATCGACTCGAACACGACTAACATCTCGCAGCTGTTCTCGTCCACCAACGGCATCGCCGCCATGTGGGGCGTCCAGATCGACACCAACGGCAAGGTGATAGGTCGTGTCCAGCTCAACGGTTCGGGCGGAACGTCGTCCTTCGACGTTCTGGCGACGTCGTTCACCGTCTCGATGCCGGGCTATAGCAGCCCGATTTTCGAGGTCGGGAACGTCGGCGGGACACCGAAGATCACGATGCGCGCCGATGTGATTCAGGATAATTCCGTCACCGACGGCAAGGTGGCGAACGTCAATCTAAATGCGCCGACGTTCGCCTCGGGCTCGACGTCGGCCAGCGTTACGGTTGCGCTTCGCGGCGGGCAGGCCGTGGCGATTATAGCCAAGGTCGCAGGGTTTAAGCTGACGCAGCAGGAAAGTATTTCGGCCGTCCTGAAACAAGGCTCGACAACCCTTGCGTCGGAATCGCCGACGGTTAGCTCGCTCGACATCATGGCGGCGGGCGGCACGTATCTGGTCGCCCCCGTCGTGCTTCTCGCGAGCTATACGCCGCCGAGCGATGGCAACTACACTTTTTCGATCAACGCAGTCAGTGGGTCGGGCGGATGGAGCGTCTATCATCCGGCCACCGCGATCTACGTCGATCGCCCCTACAAGTGAGGATCGAATGCGCTTCGCAAAGTATGATCCGGACACCGGCGAGATCGTCGGATCAGGAGACGCCGGACCCGAGCACCTCGAGGCTGCTTACGAGCGCGGCGAGAGCCTAATTCTGCTCAAGACCGAAGACCCCTACGTGTTCGACGGCCTCCGAGTCGATCTAAAAACACTACGAATCGTGAAGGACGAAACAAATGATTCTTGAAGTTCGACCCGGCTCCGTTCAGTGGGCGACTCCCAGCACAGAGTTCATGATCCATATCGACATTCGCAACGAGGGTGAAACCGACTGGAGACGCTCGACGATCTCGAAGAACGATCCTTCGCAGGAGTTCGCGGCGCTGTTCGAGCGCGCCATCGCGGAGCCGCCCGAGTTTGGCGCGATTGCCGCCTACGTCGCGCCGCCCGAACCTGCACCTCCCGGCACCACGCCGCTCGTCTTGCCGCCTGCGCCGACGATACCGCCCGAAGTCGTCTTGCCGCCTGCGCCCGTAGACTGGGACGCCGAAGCCACACGATTTATTTCGGCGATATTCACCGTTCGCGGTCAGAACGTGCGCTCGTCTATGAACGTGTGGGCGGTAGCCGTCGCGCTGACGCCGGAGGCAGACCGTGACTCGTTCGCCGATACCTGCGCTACGATGGTGCCTGCTCTAAACGACTGGGAGGGACTAGTCTTTGCAGAGCGCGACCGCCTCAAGGCACTTCCCAACTCCGTTCTAACCGACGCTAACTGGCCCGTGCTGCCCGCGGGAGCTCCTCAGTTCATCGAGTGGTGCGCCGAGCCATGAAGTACGGATACGTAGTGTACGAATCGAAGACTCGCGCAACCCCCCGAGCCGCTGCAGTGGCTACCTCCGGCGACGATGTATGCGTGCCCAGCGACGGCGCGAGCGGCGTAGCCACTTCGTACATAGTATCCGAGGCCAGCACGCGAGCTACGGCTTTCGACGGAACCCCGTTCTCCGGGATACTGGCGTGCGAGGTGCTAGGGGAGGAAGAACCGAGTAAATAATACGGGTACGGATAGGGAGAGACTTAAAATGAACGTATCTCAGCTAACTCGCCAGCAGATCGCCTACCGTGCAGTGCTGTGTATGCGTCTCGTTCCCGTAGTGTTGTTTGCAATCGTAGTGCTACTGGCAGTTCAGGGCACCAACTAGGAGAGAGTATCATGAGTATCTTCGTTCTCACTCATAATAAGGGCGTACTGAAGATGGTAGGTCCCTTCAAGGCCTACACTTCGGTAGCGTCTATTCAGCAAGCGCAGGTGTGGTGCTCCAAGTGGTTCGCCGAGAACATGAAAGACGGCGATATTCCGCAGTGGTGGATCGTCGAGCAAGACCTCGCCGACGGCGCTACCAAGGTTGAGATTCCTCTAGAGGCGCCTACCGCCTGACGAGCGACTGAACATCAAGCCTACAGAGAAGGGCGGGTACCGTGAGGTACCCGCCCTTCTTTAGTGCTCATCGAACTACTCGCGCTTACTTCTTGCGGCTCTTGCTCCGGCTTGCCCGCGCCGCCTCCTCTTTCACCTCGGCGATCTTGCTCTCGACCACCTTCTCGACGCGTGCGATGAGGTTCGCCTTGACCTCCTTCGCGTCTTCGCCGTCCTTCAGGATCAGGCGCTCGCCGTAGTAGACGCGGAAATTCTCGTAGTTGTCTAGCGCCACGAGTCCGCCGACCTCGTACACGACCTCCTTCAGCTTTGGCAAGGCGCGCCTCCTGCGGTGATGGCGTCGACTTGCATCGTGCCGTTCTTGCCGAGCTTCGTCGTGAACTCTATCGAGTCTCCCGCCTTGACCTGCACGCCCGACCGCTCGCAAGCGGAGGCGTGCACGAACACCTCGCGTGCTCCCTCGCACACGATCACGAAGCCGAATCCGCGCTTCGTGTCGAAGAACTTAACCGTACCCTTCTCAGACATCGCCCTTCTCCTTCTCGACTTCGAACTTTACTTCGTCGCGCGTAATGATCGCCTTCAGCTGCACGAACTCGATCTGAGGCGGAACGATCTTCACGAACGCGATCATCCTGTAGGGGTCTGCCACGGGCAGCTTCCAGCAGTACTTCTTCACGACGACTCCTCCGTCGAAGTCTGCTTCGGTGGGCTCGTAGTAGCTGCACAGTCCGAGGTACCTGTCGCCGTCGCGCGTGCGACGCACGTAGTAGTGCTCTTCCTCGTAGGCGAAGGCCGCAGGGCCCTTGGGCGCGACACGCGTCTCTAGCGGAGCCTCGAACCTCTCCACCTGCTCGATCACGACGTGGCGAAAGAACATGCACGGATACAGCGCCTCCCACGTGCACGCCTCGACTCTTACCTTCGTGTCGCCGATCACGCGATTACTCCTCTGCTCAGCATCTCGATAGCGCGATACGCCTGCCACCGCGCGTCGTGGAGCGCGTGGTGCTTAACCCGCACCACGCTCGGGTAGCGGTGCGCGACCGACAGCTCGGTCACGTCGGGGTAGAGGGCCTTGAGCGTGCGGAAGCATCGGTGCTGCCTGAACTCGAAGGGGCACTTCATGCGAGCGTGCCGATAGGCAGACTGCAGGATGACGCAGTCGAAGTCGGCGCCGTTGCCCCACACCTCTGAGACGCGGTACTCTCGCACGATTTCGGTGAGCTTCGCCAGGGCCTCCTCGATGTGGGTCTTGCCCTCGCGTATCTCCCTGCGGGCATCGTCGCTCTGCCCGAGCCACCACCGGAACGTATCGAACGACACGTGGCCGCCGAGGTTCTGGTGCGTCTCGCCGTCTACGCGCAGGTATAGCTCGCTGTAAATCTGACCCTGTCTTGAGGGGCTCGGCGCGTCGAACACGGCGACCCCTATCGCCGAAATCACCGCGTCGGGTTGGTCTGACGCCGTCTCTAAGTCTACCATCATGTGCATCGAACTACTCTCCTTCGTATATGAGAACGTACACTCTGCCGACGCGAACCGTCTCGTATTCGCACCAGGACGGTGGGCGGCGCCGCGTCCACCGCGGGTTGTCGTCGGTGGGCCACCGCGCGTTGAGGTACTGCCTGTACGCCTGCATCGTCGGGCGCACGTGCGAGAAGTCTAGGCCCAGGCCCGAGTTGCGCGCACAGTTCTCGAACGCGGGCCTGCGCAGGCGGTGCGGGACCGCCTTGGCCACGCACCGCCTGAAGTTTTCGTAGTTGTCGCCGAACGACGCGTGCCGCGTGCCGCGCCGGTATCGCCACTCGGCGTCGAGTGCCTCGAAGTACTTGATCATCCACAGCAGCGCGCCTTCTCTGCGGAGCCACACGGTTACGGGGTGACCCGCGTGCGTCTTCTTGTAGCGCACCTTGAAGCCGCGGCGCATCAGCTCTACGCTGATCATCTGCGCCGTCTCGATGTGCATCTTGTTCAGTCGCGCGTCGTCGAGCGCGCGGGCGCACCTGCGCGGGCTAGTCGATACGGCGAACAGGTTCACGCCTTGGTTTCCTCCGTCTCTTCTTGATTTTCTCTGCACAGGTCACGCGCTATCTCCTCTTCGATAGGGCGGCGTTCCAGTCGCTAACGGCATCTTCGACGGTGCCGAAGTTGACCGGGCCCCAGTGGTTGCACTCGACGCAGTAGGGGCGGACGCTGATGGCGCAGAACTCTACGTCGCCCGACCCGCAGTTGGGGCACAGACGAACGAGGTTCTTCGGGTCTGGCTCGTTGAGCACCTCCGCCACGGCGACCTGGATGGCCGCACGCTGCTGCGTTTTGTTGGTGTAGCTCGTCGAGCACGACTTCTGAACCGCCCGCGCTATCTCTAGTGCCAGCGCGTCTACGTTCACGGTCCGACTCGGTAGCGCTACGCTGTGTTCTGCTCTCATAGAAGTACGCCTCCGTCAGCTGCTAGAGTCTTTACTCGCTACATTCGCTTGCAGAAGAAGTCGGCCGTGAACAAGTCTTCTCCCACCAGCGGCCCTACGATGCCCGTTTCGTTCAGGGAGGGATCGTGCACGATGCGGTTTCCGCAGCACACTACCGCGTGGTTTGTACCGTTCGCGCTGGAGCCCACTAGGATGTAGTGGGTGCCGTTAGAGATCGCTCCCAGCTTGTCGAGCGCCTCCTGCACCGTCCCCGTCATCCCGATCGTGAGCACGAACAGGCCGTACGGCTCGAGGAAGTCGTTTACGCGACGCGCGACATCGTCGCCGGCTCTACCCTCGTCCCAGAAGTGCGGTACGTCTTCGGGACGAAGGTCTAGCATGCAGGCGACTGCGGTCCTCCCGCAGTCGCCCCATACGCCGATTTCTGGAATGTGGTACCGCAGCTGCTTGTACGGCGTCATGCCGCCGGGTACCCGTTGTACCACACGCCACTATCCCGACGGGGCGCGCGAGCGACGGTGTAGATCGTGTCGATCGGAAACGGCGCCGAGTGCGGTTGGTGCGTGTCGTCGAGCCAGGTACAGTGCGCGACTCCGTCGAAGACGCGACTTACGATCATGTGGGGACCGCCGCTGCGCAGCGCTACCGTCGCACCTACCTCGATAGGCGTGTCGCGCAGCTTGATCTTCCGGTAGTCGGTGGCCTGCTCGATTGCGTTGGCGAACCAGCTCATCAGCCAGTCCTCGTCGACTGCGCCGGCTCCGATGCGCTTCGCCGTACGCGCGAACGCCGCCGCCCACTTGGCGCCGCTGTCGAGGCAGCGGACGTATATGTCGGCCGCGCTCTCTTCGGGCATGCTCGCGTCGGGCACGAAGCCCAGTTCTTCGGCGACTTCGCGGGCGAGGAGGTCGGCCTGCTCTGGTGCCAGGCGCTTCGCCAGCACCTCCTCGATTTGTGAGTGGGGTCGCGTCTTCTTCGATGCAGCGTCGTTCATTGCTTCTCTCCTTGATTGAGCCAGGGCCTGCTTCCCGCTACGCACATCGTGAGGTGCGCGCTGTAGACGGTACCCGAAGGGCAGACGGCCGCCCGCGCCGCCTCCCTCGCGTCTGCGACTCGCAGTACAGTTACTGAGGCGTAGACGAAGAAAGATACTAGAGTGACCGTAATGATAACGAGTACCTTCATCGATTCTCTCCAGCTAAGGCGGCGACTTCGATCTGAAGCAGCTCGCTCTTGATGGTGTTGATGCTAACTTCCATCTGGGTGCGCGTGAGAGGGTCGAGCGAGTCTTCGGCCAGCAGCGAGTCTACGCGACCGACCAGCTCCGACACGGAGCGCGCCCACTCGTAGGTGAGGCGCTTGTTGCCGTCTCGCTTCACGAATTCTTTGACCGCCGATACGATCTGATCGACGGCTGCATCTACGGCTTTCTTGTAGCCGGAGTAGTAGCCCACGCCGACCTCCTCAGCTGGCGCGCAGCGCCGTGAACGACGACGCCGTCGTCCGACCCGCCAGGTAGACGAGGATGAACGCGGCCGCGACGGCGAGGTCGCTTCCGTGGCGATAGAAGAAGTAGGCCGCCAGCAGCGCCGCTAGGCTCACAAGCAAGTCTACCACGAACAGAATCACGTGAACGATCTTCATCGCAGTCTCTCCTCATTTTTCCCAGGGTCGCGTGCCCACCACGCAGGCGTCGCTTCGTCCTAGATAGACGGTGCCCTCGGGACACTGGCCCTTGTGCACGGCCATCTTGCCGACGCCCAGCGCCGCGAACGCTAGCAGCACGACTAGCGCCGCGGCCATTAATCCAGTTCCTATGTCCATGCTAGTTCTCCTTCGAAGCTAGGAGTCTTCTAGCTCCCTCATCGTAGACTTGGTGCGGCTCGACTTGGCAGACGAGCCCTCGCGCCTCTTCTCGGGGGGAGCGTCGAAGATGAGGCCGAGCTTGAGCGCGTTGTCGTAGTTCACGTTCATCTTCGTGTTCGTGCGCGTGCCCCGAGCCAGCTGCTCCTTGATCTCGGCGCGGCGCACCTCGAACATGATGCTCGCGTTGTGCTTTACTCGCCTCATGTAGGCGTCGAGGTCGAGGCCCCAGCCCAGTTCGCTGTTGCCCCACTCGATTCCTGCCGCGATTGCATCGACCTGCATGTCGTGGCGGGGAGCCTTCTTGAGGGCGGCGAGCGATCCGCCGATCTCGGAGTCCATCTCGAACCCTACCTTGAGGTCGACGCCGAACGTCTTCATCATCCAGCGGTGCACGAGGGTCGTGTAGCCGTGGAACGCAAGGTACTCTACGAGCGGGATGTTAACGATGTCGCACTCGCACTCGGTCGAGTTGTGACACACGATTCCGTTCGCTACGTATGCTGGTTCGCCTCCCAAGGCTATGGATAAGTCGTACACAGGCTTCTCACCCGTCTTCTGTATGCGTACTACGGGTGTATATGCGTAAGGTAGTTGCATCAGAGCAACGAGGCGCGACCAGGTACTCTCGCTGATGACTTTAAGCTCGCGTAGGAAGTGAGCTCCTTTAGGTGTAGTTAGTGCTCGTGCGTCTATATACTTATCTCGCATTCTATTAGCGTGTATGGCGCACTTTACGCGCACTCCTTCGTCGTTAAGGTAGTAACCTTTTCCGAGCCGTCTTGAACGAATCACGTCCTGAACGAACGACAGGGGCAGCTTTTGGCTAGACCCCCCGTGTTTTATTTCACGGTACTTAGACACGAAGTACGCTCTTGCGGCATCGAAGAAATCTCTGCTCGCCGCGGTATTTAGCGTTACGTGGTACGCTATACGCTTCTCCCCTCTTTCGTTCCAGTAGCCTTTTCCCGCTCCGGATGATTTCCGCCAAGTACGCGCAGCCAAGAAGCCGTTGTGTATAAACAGCTGCTGCATCTGCAGCGACAGGCTCCTCGAAGTCGTGGCTATCGTTAATCCGTAGCGGCCTACAGTACCGTCGCCTTCTACGTATGCAGCCATAAATGCAAGCTGGCTTTCACAGTCTGCACGTAAGATAGACCAAGGTATCTGCTTGTAGTAGGAAGGCGTTTTGCCGCGTAACGTCTTGCCACCTACAACTCCTATCTGCGCTAGATAATTAAGCACAGACTTACTAGCCAGTACTAGCACGTACTGCTTATTTCCCGTACGTGCAGTCGCGCGTCTATTCAACAAGAGCTTAGGCTCCACGCCGAAGACGTGTACGAAGTAGTCGCGTGCTCGCTCTAGCAGAGCATAATTCGTATTGGGTATGCATAGTAGGCGCTCGCGCAACGTTCCTTCTGATATGAGCAACCCCAAGATAAACGCCAGTTCCGGCGACATGGTGTTGGGAATGCGAACGTCTTTTAGACTTGAAGCTATCCACCTCTCTGTACGGGGCCGCGCGTCGGTACACCCGTTGGGTACCCAGGATGGCGGTGCGTACTTGGTAATGCCTAGAGACAGTTTTGCGATATTAGTATTGCGCCGAAGGGGTATACACAAGAGATCGTTTTTTCGAACTTCGCCCATCTTTATCCAGGTATGATCACCCTCTCGCATAATTAAGATTTCGTGGTTATCTGTACCTTCTACGATAGTACCCGCTGCGGTAACCAATCGACGCACGGGTCTTACACCCCTATTTATCCACTTAGAAGTTCTTTCTATTCCGTAGCGACTGTGAACATCTATCGTAAGTTGCTTCGTTCTGCCAGACGACAGTTCGTCTATACGATAGAGGCCTCTTGCCGTACTTATCAAAGTATCGCCTACCACGCAGTCGTGCACCGCGTTGCACTGCAGGTACCCGAGATCGACGCCGCGGCTCTCGTACAGGTTCCAGATGAGGCGGCGCGTGAAGTAGCCGCCCTCGTACCCGACGTTCGACGACGGGCCCTGCACGATCGAGTTCGGTCCGCGGCGGTTCATCGCCGCGTGGACGCTGCTGTCGGTGTGCAGGTAGCCGTACAGGTGGCGGACGCCGCCCAGCACGTTCTTGGCGATCAGGGTACGAGCCGCGCGCTTCTGCGTACGGAGCAGCCAGTCGCCGCCGACCCTGAACTTCTTGCGGAAGATCAGCTTCCAGAGTTCGCGCGCCTTCTCCTCCGTGTCTTTGATGTCTTTGGCGAGCGACTTGATGCCCTTGCCGTAAACTGCTCCGAAGATAATGGCCTTCACGCTACCGCGCGTTGCATCGTCTACCTTTCGCGGGTCGGTGCCGTAGAATAAGTTAACGTTCTGGCGATGGACGTCTGCGGCCGACAGCTCGTCTTGCCAGAACTTCTCTTTCTCCTTCGGGATCGCGCGCTGCATCTCGTAGCGCAGGCGCACCTGCATGCCGTTCCAGAACACGTCGCCGATCTTCGGGTCGCCCGACGCAACGCCCCACATGCGCACCTCGTGCGCAGAGAAGTCTCGCTTGAGCATCAGTCGCCCGCGCTTGGCGACGAACTGGCGCTTTACGATCTTCGCCTTGGGCTTGTTGCGCGTCGGAATGTTCTGGAGGTTGGGGTCGTTGCACGAATTATGCGAGAATACGCCGCACGATACGTAGCTATGATCGTCCTCGACGGTTATATCGTGCACGTCGTACACTCCCGCTTCTTCTACTTTCACGACGCGTACGGGGCCGTCGGGTCCTAACAGGTACATGTTGCCTCTCGTTCTAGGTTTACTCTGCGCCAATTTTACGGGTAGCTAAACGTCTTTACTTATAGGTGTACCCATGAAATTGTTTGCTGCGTTTTCTCAAGTATGTAAAATCCTCAAGTCACAAGGTCGGCGATGCCGCGACGAGACTATCATCCGCGAATTGTCGCTTGCGTACCCGAAAATATTTCAGCGCTACGCCAAGACACTGGACAGACGTCTTTGGCCAACGCCTAAGGCGCTCGTGTACGAGAGGCGCGTGCTCTTGTGGGGTAAGCCCCGGTGCCCCGTATGCGGAACATCTACAGACGGAGCATTTGCTAAGAACTGGAGCATCGCAGAAGATTGGCCGCGCTTCTGCTCGGTACAGTGCGGCAACGCCAGCCCAGAGACTATGGAGAAAAGACGAGCAACGTCGTTATCCAAGTACGGTACGCCGTACCCAAACCAAAATACAGCGATTCGAGACAAGATCATTGCGACGAGCCGAATGCGTTGGCGCGACGAGGAATTTGCAGAAGATGTGAAGCGTCGCCGCAAGAAGACTAGTCTGGAGAGATACGGTGTAGATCATCCAAACCGTCATCCTGACGCTAAGGAACATCTTAGATTACGCCACTTGTCGAAGGAAGTTACCGAGAAGAAGAAATGCACCAATCGCAAGCGCTACGGCGTAGACTGGGTTTCTCAGAACGAAGAGATAGCCGCTAAGTCCAGGCGTGCCGCGCGCCTGGCTCAAGCGGCTTATCGTGAACGCTACTTGCGCGAGTTCGGCGTCGAGAATCCTGCGCAGCGTGCAGAAGTACGCGCGAAGATGAAAGCTGCGCAGAACTCGGCATCTGTCAGAAAAAAGGCTAAGCAGACTAACATCCAGCGCTTCGGTGTTCCTTACCCGGCTATGAGCGAAGTAGTTAAGAAGAAGGCTGCCCGAACACAGATGCTGCGCTATGGGGGTCACCATACAAGATGCGAAGACGTCAAGGCTAAGACGCGTGCTACTAACGTAGAGAGGTACGGTTATTCGAGTGCTACGGCTAACCCAGTCGTTCAGGAGAAGATGCGCACCCGCTCGCGCGAGAAGTGGGGTGTAGATTACCCGTCTCAGCATCCAGAGATTGCGCGTCGCATACGAAAGGGTAACTATCAGAAGAAGACGTTCCGCTATAGGGGTAGAGTCTATCGAAACGTAATGGGGGCGGAGCCCGTAGCCATTCGTTGGCTGGTCGACGCGGGCTACCGCGTTATCGTTAATCACGACGTAACCTACGAGTATCGTGACGGCAAGCGCAAGCGTGTGTATATACCCGATATCATCGCAACAAGAGGTGGCATCGAGTACGTCGTTGAGGTGAAGTCTACCTATACGCTGGGTGTAGACCACTACGGCCGTCTCAACAATAAGAAAAGATTTCGCAATGCGCGTGATAAGGCACGCGCCGTCACAGACGCGGGAGATTTCTACGTGTTGCTACTAGTGCGTAACAAACAGGTTCTGCCGATTAGGTGTATTCCGACGCGTCGCGCGGTTCGCCGCCGTGTTCGACGAGCATGTCGTGAATAGCGCCCAGCGTCGTCCACGTGCCGTCGTGTAGCATCACCTTATGCGCCTGAGTACCCGTGATCTCTTGTCCGTTGTCTAGCGTGACGCGTAGCATCCTCTCTCTACCCTTGATCCAAGACTTCGATACGCGTTTCCAGCGATTATTGTGCGTCTTCACGACGTCACCCGCAACAACTTGCGAGATTGGTATCTCTCCGCGAGACGTTGTGACGCTGACCCACGGAGCGAGACACGAGCGGTCGGTGATAACGAACAGCGATCCGTACCGCGGCCGGAGCCTGCCGTCTGCGTTGTCGGTTCGCTTCACGAGCAGCTTGTAGTAGCCCGAGACGAAGGTCGACATCATCTTCTTGGCTTCCTCGACGCGCGAGAACGCCTTCACCACGGGGTCGTCTCGGTACTTCTTCTTGAACTCGTCGTCGATGGACGCCTTGTCGTGCTTCGTGCGATTGACGACGGGCAGCTTCTTCACTTCGAAGAACAGCATCGCCTGGTGGGCGGGCTTGCCGGGATCGAAGACGCCGGCCACCGCCGTGTTAGACGCCTTGCCGAAGAGGCCGCCCGCGCGTGATCTCACGTTCGACTTTTGCTTGAGGCGGCGGTCGGCCTCGATCACCTCGGGCAGCCGCTTGAACTTGGCCTCCTCGTCCCGAATCTCTTTGAGGACGGGCGACGACGGTCCCTGCAGGTAGACGGCGTACTTCTTGTCGACGAGTAGGCCGTTACGCTCCATGAAGCAATTATGGGCCAGTACGAATTGCTGATCTTCATTATCGGCGACGAATAGGTTATGGTTACCTTCGACCGTAACGTCTACAACAGAAGAAGGGCGAGGTATAGTTCGTGTCGATAGCACTTTAACCGTTGGCACGAATAGTCTCCTTCGCGAAGCGTC